GTCTCCGCGCCAGCGCCCAGACTTTTTTACCCGCCCTGCCGATCTGCTCCGCGCGTCAATTCCCGCCTCGCGTTCACCTGTCGCATCGTTTCCGCGCTGTGGCAGCGATGGCATAGCGCCCGCCAGTCTGCCGGGTCCTTTGATCCCGGCGTCACGTGATGCACGTCGGTCGACGGCGCCCCGCACACCACACACCACGGATGCGCCTTCAGGTACTTCGCCCGGACCTTGCGCCACGCTCGACCATAGCCGCGACTCGCCGAACTGGGCCTCTCCCCCCCCTGCCGTCGAACGCCATGCACTGGGCAAGGTCGCAAATGTGGGCAACCATCGACCGGGCAAGGTGTCGCCAGTCGGTACGGACTCACGCGGCGGGGTCCTGTGTCTCAGCATCATTTCCAGACCCCCCCCCCCTAGGGTCGGCACCAATACCGGACACCCCCCCCCTGGGGTCACAGTCGATTAGCAACACGGCGCCTGCTCGTTTGCACTCCATGAGCTGCGCGGCCTGCATGATGGCGGTCTCAGGTAGGTCCAGCGTCAAGCGCAGGCCACCATCAGCCAGGGTAGCCAGCTTTGCCACGGTTGCAGCGAATATGATGCGCTCCATTATCCCTGCCCCGCTCGTTTCGGTTCCGGCTCAAGGTACGCCTTGATGTCCTTGACGTCGGTCTTGATCGTCTTGACGTCGTGCATGATCTCTTTGGCCTGCTGGTCGTGGTCTTCCAACACCGCCGCGTTCACCGTCCCCTGCGAGCAGACCTTGTCAAGCGCCTGGGTGTTGTTGCGTACCAGTTCCATGAGGAGCTCGGTCTGGCGCAGGCCGCGCTCTTCGCGCCTCTCGGTCGCGTTGTTCACCGACAGGACCAGCTTGGAATACGCTGCGGCCATGGCACCGACCACAGCGGCGAGCGCGAGAATGATCTGCCAGGGGTCCATACGTTTACAGCGCTCGCGCGTGTGCGGCCTGCGATCCGAAGAACGCGACGAAGCCCGCCGTGAGCGCGCCCCAGACCGCCTCCTGATCGAACCGCCCAAGCGCCAACGTCGCGGCGATCGGCACACAGAAACACGCGGCCATCATCAAGCCGCGCTTCCACTTCGGGTCAAGGTCGGAATAACCGGGGACCGAATCGGCCGCGAACGACAGGATGAACCCGACGATAGCGTTAACACCTGGCCCGGCTGCGTATTCGAGGAATTGTGTTAGACTCATAGCCCCTCCAAGACACAAAAAAACGGAATCCCGAACACACGCGCCTCTCGGCAACGCATGAGCGGGACCCCGTGGGGTTGCGGCTCAGTCAGCTTCGGGCGGGACGATTACTCGTGCGGCCCGTCGCTCTCTGGCTCTTCAGTTATGCACCACCTGGCCCGGATCGCCATGCAAATCATGGTCAGACCACGTAGCACCAGCAACCAAAAGGTTCTGTCAGTCAATTATACCATACCTTTCCACTACGTGTCAATAGTCCATCCCAATCCCGTTCGATGAACAAACTTCGGAGTCCATTTGCACGCATGGAGCTCTCTATGACAATTTGCGCATAATAGGCAGCACTTATCAATCTCCCGTAGGACAGCCTGTTTGCCCTTGGATTTGAGCAGACGGCCAATATTGCTTTCCTTCTCGTTCGGATCAATGTGGTGAAAATCCAAAGCCTGGTCACAATCCGAGTAGCCACAACGTTGACACCTGCCTCCCAACAATGGCTTCAGGCTTTCGGCTAATTGTCTTCTATAGCTCAGGATAAAGTCTATATGCCTGCGTTTTTTTCGGTCGAACTGAGTCTTTCCCTGCTCGTTGGACTCTACTGTTACTGGCTCAATCTCGAATAGTGTTTTCAAGCGATGATCTCCGATGGAACGCAAAACGCCCTGCACATGCTTGCCGACGGTTGCTGAGGCCAGACGGCGGGACGCTAGGTCCACACATGCAGGGCGCTTTACCACAAACGCAAGGTATGGGTTTGTAAGGCGTCGGCAAGAATAACAACGCCCCGCACTACGTCTGACCTCAGCACTTATGATTATACCACAATCCCGAGAAATCAACAAGTCCCGATTCACTTCCGCGTCTCAATCTCCGGCAGCACGCTCCCCGGCGAGATCCCAATCGCCACAGCGACGGCGGCCAGCGCGTCCCGTGCCCCGCGCAGGTACGCCGCGTTCTGTTCCGTCGCGGCCATCGTCGCACAGATCGCGCAGTTCACGGATGTCAGGATCGCGGCCACGTCACGCGCCGGGAGGATACGCTGCTCGGCGCTCATTCGCCTACCACTTCCGTCTGCACATCGAAATCGCCCGGCCCTATTCTGTGCCAGCAGACATACTGGCCGGGGAAATGACGTCGAACCTCAACGAGCGCCAGGTCTCGTGCTAAATGCGCCGATGCGATAAAGTCCGGCTGAAAGTCCACATCTACCACGGTCCTACCACAGGCAGTCCCGGCCTCGTCCAGCAGGTACACATCCGCTTTTCCGGTGACGCGATAGGTTGCCATCACTCCCCCTCCCCGGCCAGCGCAGCGCGGGCGATATTGCCGCCATCACTCACCGCAGCAGTGGTACACGAATCGACTAATCGGTACCAGTTGTTTTAATCCGCGTACCACGCCAATGCCTCGCGAAGCCGCTCGACCTCGGCGCGTTCACCAGCCAGACGAGTATTAGCGGTCTGGACATCTACTGAAAGATTGCCGATCCGTTGCACGGCATAGCTATTCGCAATTTTCAAATCGTGAACGCAAGTCTGCAACCGCTCGACCTCGGCGGTCAGTTCCGCAATCCGCTTCTCCAGTTGCCGCAGCGGATGATCGGGACAGATCAGCAAATGGTCAAGCGCCAATTCGCCACGGTCCTCGGGCGAGACGCCAGCTATCACCACTCCGCACCACGCGCAGCGCGAGGTTGTCTGCAACCGCTCGACCTCGGCGCGGAGGGCGACATACTCCTGCGCGTTGGCCTGCGCATTCTCGAAATAATTCTCGTCAACATGGTGATAAAACTCAGCTATCAGGTGGCCGTTGGCATCGATGACACCATGATCCTTGCACCCGAACGCCTGCTTGATATGCAGCGGTCCTCTCATCACCCTCTCCTTGCTGTCTGTCTGTTGTCACGCCTGTCTGCCCTGTCGTGTCTGCTGGTAGGTGCCCGTTTTTCGCCATCCGAACCGTTGAGAGATAGGGGTCATAGCACCCCCGCCTCGTTCAACGCCGCCCGTATCTCGGCACCCGTGCGCGTCAGCCGTCCGGTACGCCGCTCTCCACGATCGACCAGCCAGCCGTGGCGCTCAAGGATGTCGATCAGCGCACGGTACGGTCTGTCCTCCGCTCCCCGGATCGTCCAGCCCGAAGGCAGCGCATAGCCGACCCACTGCCGGAAGGCAACCCCGCGCGCGTCGAGCTGGTCCAGCATGTCAGCCAGGTCACGCGGGTCTATCGCCGGGTTGTTGTTGCCCGCCACCTGGACGGACGGCGGCGCCGCGTTGACCGGGATCAGCCGCGTCGTTCCCACGTCGCCGTTCCCGTCGAGGTCCCGTTGCAGCGCATTCTCCAGCACGGACCACGCCCGCCGCCAGGCCGCCGCCACCAGGACCGCTCCGCTCACGATCCACGGCAGAGCCGCGACCAGCAGCACGACGCGCGCGTTAGGCCAGGACAACCGCTCCACCGCGACCAGCAGCGCCAGGCCCCCGACGCCGATGACCAGCGACGCGCCAATGAGCCCGCTCATGGCCGCGCCCACGGTCGGCGCTTCGGGGACAAGCACTTCGGCGGCGTCGTGGTAGCGTTTCACCGCAACCACCTTCCCAACCCCTTGACGAAGCTCATCTTCGGCTGGCCCAACTGCTCCGGCGTCGGCGAGGCAACCGGGATGCCCGCCCGCGTCAGCAGGTACAGCGCGGCCTTTGCGGCATCCTCACGGACCTGGAAGGCATACATGTCGTGCATGAACATGTACCCCCACGTCTTGACGCCGCCCTGCTGCCTGAGCAACCGCACGATATCGTACCCGCCGCGCCCGCAGTCCTCGTGAATCAGGAACGTGCGCGAGGGTCCGCTTACCACGCGACGTACCAGAATTTCCAGCGGGGTAATCCAGTCCAGTACAACCAGCGTCTTGGCAAGGTCTCTTCCGCTCATCCCTGCGCCTCCCATAGCTTCTTCTGCCCTAGCGGGGCCAGGTCCACCCTCGGCCTAGACGGACACGACCACGACCCGCCCGATGTCTGTCCCACCACGCGCCACCCCGCCGCCGTCAACGACGTTCCCGGCTCCTCAGCCAGCGTGTAGGTGATGAGCCGCCGGTAGCCTAGCGCCCGCGTTGCCCGCCACGCTGCCGCGTACAATTTCGAGCAGGCGTGCGGCGTTCCGTCTGTGCAACAGCGCGTCACCTCCAGCGTGTAGCCGTTGTCAAGCATCCGCGCTACCGGCCGGCCGACCGTCACGACACCGACGACTCGCCGCAGTACCAGCCGCGAACTGAGCAGTTCGTAACGCCGGACGGTATCGGGATGCGCCAGAACATAGTCACGGCTGCGCGGCTCTGAACGAGAGTAGTCCACCGGCCGGTCGAACTGCCTCGCGGTATAGTCCACGTCGCCAGTGGGGAGCAGATTGTAGTAGTGCGATTGGCCGTTAACCATGCAACGCATCAACTCGCCACCCGCCACGTCCTGCACAATCAGCGCCGTAACCGCACACTGACCACGCGCCGGATTATCATCAGTCCACCCTACCTGATGCGCGCTCGTTTCCGCCGACCACGCCCTGCATAACTGGCCTTCTAATTCGTCCAGTGCTATCGGTGCATTGACCGCAATGCCAAACTTCCAGCCCTGCGGCGGCAGGTGATGCCGGTGATGGTCGCGGATGAACGCGCACGCCTCGGGATACGAGATCGGTTGCAATTCCAGCGTCACTTCAGCGCCTCCTGCGCCACCACGCCGCCCGCCCGGTTGACCAGCAGGTGCAGCGTCCCGGCTTCGTCTTGCCGGATGATGGACGGGAGCACGTAGTACCACGCGCCGTCATCGTCGCGCCACACGCTGACGGTTAGGTGGTCATGCTCGACCGTGGCGAGCTTGGTCTTCATCGAAGCGCCTCCGATCCCGTGGATCGTTCCGTCCTGGTTTCCCAGTTGGGGACAATGTTCCTCACAACACGTGCTATGGCGTAATACTGCTCGGAATCGATTACAACGATCTTGACCGTAGGATAATACTTCGCCATGCGCTTGAGTTTAACCTTGCTATTCTGGTCCATCCACCCCTTAACTTCATGATATTCGACCGTACCGTCGCTGTTATAGACTTTGAAATCAGGAGTATAGAAGCAGTTGCCGCGCTTGATCCCGACGAACTCGAACGTCTCCGGCTCGTATTCCCAATGATCGATATTGCCCAAACTCTCTAGCCATTTCAGATAGCGCGCGTAGTTCGCTTCCCATGCGGATCGTACATAGAAACCCAGGTCATCGCGCGTTCCACCGTTGGCCCGGCTATATGTTCTCTCACCCAGTCGCTTGCTCATGTCCGCCCCCCAACACCGCAAGGAACAATATACGCCCTGCCCTGCCAAGTGCGTCGCACGTCGCACTCGGAATGTGGCACCGCAGACTATACATGCCTTCTCAACGGGACCTCCACCATAGTTCCAATTACCCTGCCCGGAATTCGCCTGATGATAACATTCATTGGAGCAGTATTTGGCCAACGGACGGTTTAATTGCTTGCCGCATACCCCGCAGACTCCACATTTCCGTTGAATCTCTTTCACCCTGCGTATCCGTTGAATCTTACGCGAAGCGAGTCTACATGCTTGGCTACAATACTTGCCTTGCCCTCTTTTCGCATGGCTAGGCGCCAGGGCAAACTCCTTACCGCATCGTTCGCAAATCAGAGTGACCTTCTTGTAGAGCGGATTATTCACTCCAGATAAATGCTCACCCCTGCATTTGTAGGAGCAAAACCTGCCCCCGCCACGCTTGATCTGAATTGGAGGTGCATAGAATCGCTTCCCGCAATGTTCGCATGTGCGACGGGCTACAAATGTTTGTCCCTTTGACCAACCCTTCCCGGGCTTTGCCATCACTTCCCCCTACGAATGCAAAACGCCCTGCATATGCTGACCGATGGTTGCTAAGGCCGATCGGCGGGACGTTTCCGTCCACATATGCAGGGCGCTTTACCACAAACGCAGGATATAGGTTTGTAATGTCCATCGGCCACAAATGACAACGCCCCGACGAACGATCGGCCTTAGCACCTGTAATTATAGCACATGCCGATGAATAATGCAATTCCCGCACCGGCTCAGGCATCCCGAACAGTCGCAGCAGGCCGGCGAAGTGCTCTTCCAGGTCGCTCACTCTGACTCATCCTCGGCTTCCCACGGCCCCCTCATCTCCACCCGTGTCCACGCCCCCGGCGCCCAAATGCTGACCTCCAGCCCGTCATATGAAAACACCAATGCCCCGCAATCACTCACCGCTACATCTACGGCGGCAATGTCTATGTGAGACCATCCAGCGTAAACACGATAACGCAACAACTTGCTTTCGTCGCTCACCCCGTCGCCTCCCGTCGGTCCATGCACTCCCATTCGTCCATGACCTCGCACGGCAACCGCTCGCCACGCGGCTCCAGCAGCCGGCACAGCGGCCGCGCCTTGCAGGAGCCGCAATCGTTGTACCGCTTGTACTTCTGAATACCGTGCGCTATACCCGCACGCTGGTACATGCGCCGAATCGTGATCTCCGAGCAGCCCCATGCCGCCGCCGCGTCCCGGTTCGACAGGTGCGCGTGAGCTTCCAACCATGCGCGGTCAGGTGCGGTCATCGGCGTCCTCACGCGGCATCCACATGGGGCACGCTTCCTGCAAATCACATACAGGATGCCCCTGGCGCCGGCTTGCCCAGCCGCAGCAAAAGCCGTCGCGCATCCACCGGCACGTTCCGCACCGCGCACGCTCCGTAACCCGCTCGCCATCGTCGTCGATCCTCCCCGTACAGCACGTCTCACATGGTTGCGGCCGGTCGTAGTCTGGCATCATAGGTACTCCTTGCGCGTGTCCATCGGCTGAATGTCGTTCACTTCCGGCCGGACGAACAGCGGCAACCACTGCCCGGACGGTCGAAGCTTTTGCTTGAGGATCTGAACGATCAGCAGGTTAGGCGTGACGTTTAGCGTGAGTTTTTTGGTCACGATCTCATCGCCGTCCTGAAGGTCTTTGATCGGGAACCACACGCCCAGCGCCTTGTCGCACGTGTGGCCGAAGTTCGATCCCCACTGCGAGTCCATGATCTGCGGCACGCCCCATTTGCGGTCATACGCCTCCATCTTTGCCTGGGAGCCGACGAACACCGGACACCCGAGCGCCAGTGCCATGTCCTTAATCCGCGACACGCCGTTAAACACCTGTTCTAGCTTGTCGCGTCCTTCCTCCGGGATGATCTGCTGCAGGTAGTCCAGGAACACCGCCCGGGGCTTCAGACCGTAATTCTCGCGCAACTGCTCAAGCCCGCGCTGCACAACCGCCAGCGTAATGGACGGACGTTCCCGCAATTCGCGCGTCGAATGCCCGATCAGGTACACCGGTAGTACAGCGCGTCGGGGTCCGTGAACCATCCGCAATCGCTCCATCTCCTCATCGCTGACCTTCCCGAGCAGTACATCGGCCGCGTTCATCCGTGCGGTATAGGCCAGGTCGAACGCTACCATTTCGTCGATCGACTGCTCCCACGTCACATAGACGATGGCCTCGTCTTCGATGTGTTCCCGCTGAATCAGCTTCGCTTCGGCCCGGGCGATGAATTGCATTAGACCGCTCTTGTAATGGCTCGTCTTGCCTATAACGCCGATGAAGTCGCCCGGCCTCCCGGGTAGCAGCAGTTCATCCAGCGTCGATATCCCCGTCCGCACGCCGACGCCGGTGTAGCTGCGCCGTTCCTCGATGGCCTCCAGTGCGGCCTTTACCGCGTCGTTCGGCGTGAAGATCACTCGCTCAATCTTGTCGTCTGGAATCGGCTCACGCACGCTACACCTCCACCATCACGCGGTTGCGACCGTTGGCGCCAGACGCAATCCCTTCGGCGTGCAACGCACGCGCCGTCTGAATTACGCTCTTTGGCGAGGCGATGGTACACCCACCCTTTCGCAGTCGGTCGATAGCCGCATCCGCCAGGCGTTCAGCCCGGCCCACGTCTGAATCTACCAACTGCAATATGTCTTCCAGCGGCTTTTTCCAAAGGTTGCTATTCTCGCGGCTCTTTGCCTTGCTATCCCATATCGGTAACTGCAAACCGGAATAGGCCGCGAAGTGTTCGGTCAACTGTTTGACTTTGACTTCGGACTCCGAGAGCGCCCGATGGCGTTTCTCCGGCTCTGAATTTCCAGAATCATCGGGTCTTATCTTATCTTCTCTTATCTTATCTGTGTAACATTCCGTTACGGGTTCGTTACCAGTTTGTTGTTCTATCGTTTCGGGTTCGTAATACTCTTGTTTCCTTTGTCGGTTGCGATATTGTGCTACGCGATCGGCTCCCGGCGTAGCGGCCTGCCTTTCGGCGAAGTGAATCACGAACCATCGCCCGTCCTGTTGCTCGACGATGCCATGTGTCTTGAGTTGTTCCAGTGTCGCGCCAACCTCATCATCGGCGGCCCGGAGTATCCAAGCCATGTCTGTTACATCTGGCAGGAATCCGCCCTCATCCTGTTGCCCCGCAATCAAGAACAACTCGATACAGCGGCGCCACAGGTGGTCTGGTAGTCGGCCCATCTTCGGATCGCCTAGAATTTCGTGATAGAGCTTTATCCACTGGAACGATGGCATCTATGCCTCACTTTTGAGACGGCGCACTTCTAGCTCGCTTGTCAACAGACCGCCCAGCTTTGGGTCGTCGAGCAACTCTGCGATGAAGAAGCTGATAAACTCCGTTTTGTCTACCAGTTCCTTCGGCATCGGTATGCCAGTCTTTTTCGAGAACTGGCGAGCCAACTTGACGATCTTGCGCCATTTCCCAACCAAGTCGGAGTGCAGGACGCTGTGGCATACTTCGCACAACACAATGAGGTCCAGTTCTTTCTCATGGCCAAGTCGTGTGTAGGTGCGGTGGTGGACGTGGAGAACAAGGTCATTGGCATTGCACACTTGGCAGCGATGGCCGACTCGTTCTTTCGCCTGCTCCGCTCGCGCGCGCCATCCGTCAGACTTGATGTACGCTTGGTAGTTTGGCACAATCACACCTCCAGAAATGCAAAACGCCAGCTATCGAGTCCAATCGTTGCTGAGACGAATGGTGGCCGGTCGCCCGAACCCTCGATAGCTGGCGCTTTGCCAGCGATTGGATATGTGGTTGTAAAAGGGCAACAAAATACCGGCCCCGCCATTCGTCTCAGCACCTATATTATCGCACACTTCGGCCAAAAAGTCAACCACCATACCTATACCGCCTTCGCCTGTTTGAGCAACCGCCGTGCGTCCCACCTGTCGGCCGCCATTGCCAGCAACATGTCGTCTATTTTTGCCGGTGGTATCAGCACCCGGCACCGTCCGCGTCCTAGGTCCATCACCACCTTTGCGCCCGGGGCCGGCTGTCCGTCCGGTCCGCGTTTGTCCGCGCCCGGGTCGAGTATGAGCGTGATTTGCTCGGCCTGCTCCAGTTCCTTGACGATACCCGCGCTCGGGTTGAGTCCCGGCAGTCCGACGATGCGCTCGTTACTGTCGTCCAGGGTGACGAACAGGACCATGGCCTTAATCTCGCCTTCGACCACGGTCACGTTGCCGGTCAACGGTTCTTCGGGAGTGCAGCGGAACATCGGCTGCGGTTGCCCGGGCAGCTCGTAGAAGTACCGCCCGCGCCCGGGTGGTGGGTCCAGGTAGCGGTGCTTGATGTTGGCAATATTGCCGGAGGCGTCGAATAGGGGAATAGTCAGGCTTTGGCGTTGGTGGTCAAAGCCCAGCGTCCATAGCACCTGGAAGCCGCTTGGGATGCCGCGTGCTATCCAGTGCTGCTGCTCGCGGTCTCCGCACATGTCGGCGTATCGCTCCCATAGCTTCGTGTCGCGCAGATGGGCCAGGGCGCGTTCGGCGCTCTGCTTGCGGTCCTGTTCGCGTTCTTCCATTTCGCGGCGCCAGGTCTCAACCTGCTCCGGCGATGGTCGGCTATAGGTCGAGTCGCCCAACTGGTCCGGGAACGCCTTGAGTCCGCACTTGCGGCAAAAGCAGCGCGGGTGTTCGTCGGCGATCAGCACGAGGCGATCGGGCCATTCCCCGTTGGGGTGCGGTGAACCGCCGCAAGCAAAGCAACTGGCGTGATATTCGACCGCCGTCACCTTCTGGACAAAATGGACCCGTCCTTCCAGGCATTGCCATTGTGCCGGTAACTGCGCTTCGCGGGTCATGATATCCAGTCCTCCAGTACGCGCTTCCACAACCGGAGCCAGATCCTCACGTACCATGCTGGCCTGCGATCCAGCCTGTCAATCACTCGGTCTATGGCTCGCGATACGTTCACGATACCGCCTCCAGAACACAAAGAATCCCGCCGTCAATCCGTGCGCTGCCAGGCAACACGTGGTCGGAACTCTCGTTCCTGAGATTGACGGCGGGACTCTCACCCGCACGCGATATGTGGTTGTCGCCGGAACAAAAATTCCGACCGAGTGCTGCCTGGCTAACTACAATTATACCACACATCGCCGTCATTTGTCAACGTCCCCTTCGTCGTGCCGGCGTCGTCAGCCAGCGTACGAGGTCGTCGCACCACGTCAGCGCCTGGCGCAGGACGTTCAGCACCAGCACGTAGACGGCGAGCACGAACAGCAGCAGGACCAGTCCGAATGTCAGTGCCATGTCAGTCTCCTATCGTCACAATCTGGACCTTGGCGCCGGTCGAGCCTTCCAGCCATTGCGCCACCGTGCCGGACAGCCGTCGTTCCGTCGTGAGCTCGGCCCGCAGCGCGGCGACCCGCGCCTGCAGCAGGTCACGCTCGGCGACGGCATCGCGCAGCGTGCGCCAGTCGGCGCGGCGGACGTAGCTGTTGAGCATGATGCGGTCGAGCGCGGCGTGTTCGTCGGGGGTCACTCCTGCCACCTCCCGCCTATGATTATGAGTGCGAAAGCCAGCAGCGCGGCCAGTGCGTCAATCATCGGAACCTCCCCGCGCGGCACGGATGGCGGCCAGCGCCTTGGTGTATGTGTCGGTGGTCCATTCCGACGGCCACACGTCAAATACCTCCTCCAACGCGGCCAGCAGGTCCGGCGCGGCGGCAATCAGCCGGGCGTCGGCGGCCTTGGCGAACTGACCGCGCATTGGTTCTGGCGGACCTTCAATGTACCAACCGAGTCCATATATTTCGTCATCGGTTGCCTTGGCCTCAGAGTGACGATGCTTGGCTACCCACGGCCCCGGTGTATGCTCGCTCATCTCTCCCTCCACGCCTGCACTAGTACTTTTGGGTGATGCGGTCTGTAGCGCAAACCGCCCAACACACGATGGCGCTGGTAATCATCCACGTCGCGCAACACGCCCACAGCACTTCCATTCCACCGCTCCAATGGTTCGCGGGCGATCCCACGACCGCCCGCGTTCCGTTAGTGCTACGGCTCCAGGTTCAGCACCATGTCTTGCCCTGGCGCTCCGATGGCAAACGTGCGGATGTACTCATGCCCGCCCTGCTCCGTCCAGCGAAACAGGTACGTCACGCCGACCGGCAGCAGGTACTCGACCGGCTGCCCCGGCATGAGCACCACGTCGCGGTATTCGTTCCGCTCGTGTGCGGCGTGGTCCACGGCGACGGCCGGAACGTGCGTGGCAAACGACACGTTGTCGCGGCCGTAGAACTCGTACACTCCGTCGCCGCTGAGTATCACCTTCTGCGCTCCGCTCGGCCCGTCGCTGAACGTGCGCGGCTCCGGCGCCGCGATCCAGGTCGGATCGTCCGGCGGCTCCGGCCAGACAATCGGATCGTTGGTCGGCGGTAGGTCTGCCGGCGGCGGGTCGTTCGGCGGCGTCTCCGGCGGCACCGGCGGATGGGTCGGCGGGTCCGGGGGCGGTGGCGGCTGGGGCGGTTGCCACGGACAGGCCGCGGCGGTTCCGACGAATGACAGCGTCAACAGGATCGACAACACGATGCGCCACATAGTCACACCTCCTTCAGAGTACCCGCGTGTGCGGGTCATGTATCCGCGCGCTCTCGCTGTCCTCCTCGAACGAGCGCCGGTCCTCGATGGCCGCCAGATGTTCGCGCCAGTTCCGCGCCGTCCATTCCTGCGAGTCGTAGCACGTCCGGCACACGTGGTACGGCGTCACGAGTCCGTCGAACTGCAGCAGGTCGTCGGCAGAGCCGCAGTAGACGCAGGTGGTCATTCCGCCGCCTCCGCACGCTTTTTCTGCTCTGACTCTGATGCTTCCTTGCAAGCGATGTGGTGTGTCGCCCACGTCTCTACGCTGTATTCTGAGTCTGGAAATATCTCATACGTCTCGGCTTGCCCAGACTCTAAATCCTCGTAACTGATGAATCTGCCGCAATAGTCACAGCGGAACGGATTGCCTTTCATTCCGCCGCCTCCTGCTCCCAGCCGTCCGGCCGGTCGGCCAGCAGCGCGTCGGCCTCGGCCTGCGCTTGGGGTCGCGTGGCGACAAAGCCGGCCTTCTCGATCCCCAACCACTTCAGGATGGCCGCGCCGGTGCATCGCCGCAATTCCTTCGTGCTGTCCACGTTGGCGATGCGTTTCAGCAACACCGGGCGGTTCGCGTCACCAACGAGCTTCCCCAACGCACCGGCGACGCGCTTCATGCTCTCCGTGTCGATCGGCGAATCGCCGTACTGCTCGGCGTACAGAGCCTCGACTTTGCGGATCGAGGCCAGCAGCGCGTCAGGTGCCAGCGGATCGCCATTCGTGTGCGGTGCCGGGGGAGGGGTCGGCGAGGGGGCCGGGGCGGACGGTTCGATGATCTGCGCGTCAATGATCTCGCCGGTCTCGGCGTCCACATGCCCCCCGAGCTCGTCTGGCGTGTAGATCGCACCGGCGAACACATCCGGGCAGTACCACCGCGCGCCGTTCGACATGGCCCGCGCAAAGAGCATGTTGCGCGGGTAGGCGCCCATGTTTTTCGTCTGCGCCTTCTGCGCGTCGGACTTGCTGAACGAGCTCACGCCGATAGGTGCCCAGTCGCGGGCCGCGTGGTCGCGCTCAAAGAACTCGATAGTAACCTCTTCGTCCGTCATCTTGGTTACGCGGTAGTTGTAGCGGTTGCTGCGCTTGATAATCGCGCCCATCAGGACGGCCCCGATGGACGGCTGCCCCTGAATGATGTGAATGCCCTTCATGGACGCGATAGCCGGGATGCCAATCTCTCGCCCGGCCAGCACTTTGACGACGGCCTGCGCCTGGCTCTTCACGTCTGAGAAATAGCCGGACTTGTGAAGCACGTCGCCCAGGTTCATAACCTCATCAATTTTCGCCAATGCCTGTGTCTGGTACTGCTCTCGTTCCTCACTCATCTCTCTCTCCTCGTGTGATGGTCTCCCTCCCCCGTGGCCCCGGCCCGATGCCGGGACCACTGAGAGAGAGATCGGGACGGCTCGTCACCGGCCCGGCGCTGGACACGAACAGGCGGGCCGGTCGATCGTCACCGGCTGCTCACTAGGGGTAGTACGCGCCAATTCCTCCGAGCACCCAACCTCCCGTTGTTGGCTCATGTCCAGCGCCCGGCGTGCGAAGCGCCGGTACCCTGCGCGGATGTCCATCTGCTCGCGTGCGGCCACCGTTGCCGCGTCGGGGTGGTAGTTCATTCGTCCCTAATCCTTTTCTCGAAGTCGCTGTTCAGCGTTCGAAACACGTTCAGCCGCGCGTCGGCCAGCTCGTCAAGAGCCGCCGTCAGGTGTACCAGCGCGTCAAGTGCCTTGCCCGCTCGGATCGCGTCCCGGACCCGCAGTATGTCGTCTCGCGCGTGGTCCATCAGAATACGCGTCGCACATAGCATGTTCCGTGCGTCGTCTCCGAGCGGACGTGGTTTAGTCATCTGCCGCAATCCTTTCGCCGGTCATCAGCGCCTGCACGACCAGTATGACGCCGCGCAGCACGGCCGGCAGTCCACCCGCCACGAACACGGCGGCAACCGCAAGCCACGTGTCGAACGGAACCAGCAGCGCCGCGAACCCCAGAATGACGCCGACGCCGCACATCGTCGCCGCCCACGTCAGCGTCTGCGAGACGATGGCCCCGCGGCGCTGCGCGATGTGCCACGCCACCATGAACAGACTGCATGTGGCAAACGTGAGTGCCAGAATTGACCGACCGTAACCCGTCCCTAATGCTTCCATGAATCGTCCCTGTCTGGACGGTCCTTTCCGTCCGTGGTATGCTCAATGCGTAGATCGTGGATGGTCACTACCGCCAACACCAGGAGGACCAGGACCAATGCGAAAGCCCCGATCCCCACCATCACGCTAAGAGTCATTGGAATCACTCATCTCGTTCGTTGCCGCTCGCCCGATCAGGCGTTGCGCCAGGGCACCGGCCCGCTCGCGGATGCGTTGTTCAGCAGCGCGAATGTCCGCAAGCTCCCGAGCGGAGTAGGGCCGGACCACGCCGCCAAGGGCGAGCTTTTCGTCCACCCGCTCCCGTTCATCCAACCGCTCCGTAACGTCGAATGCCAGCATCACTTCGCACCCTCCAGCACTGCCACCATGTCCAGCAGCTCATCATGCCGCAGCAGCGCGACCGCGTTCGTGTCGCCGTCCATGTTGCGCGTAATCGTCCGCAGTCTCGCCGCCACGGTCTGGCACCGCGTTCGCCAGTCGGGCGGCGTTGCCGTGCCATAGCGCGACCGCACGAACTCAGCCGCAAACTCGTACCCGTTCGTCATCTCGCCACCGCCATGCGCGACCACGCGCGCATCAGGTGACGCGACCCTAGCCGCGAGGCGTGCCGCTGGCGCCTGATTCTGTCGGCGAGGGTGAGCATGTCCAGGTACGTGATGCGGTCCATCTGCGTCACGACTGAGGCGAGGAACCGGATAGCGTCGTTCGTTAGGACTGGCATCTGAGGCTCCTTTCTGGTGGTTCTGAGGTCGAGGGTTTCAGGCGGTTAACATAATTAGGTCAGAATCTACGCCTGACAGAACGATGTCACTTCGATACAAGCGTTTGTTTTCGCGCTGTTTTCTGCGCAGATGCTACGGGTTGCGTTTTGCCGTTCGACCGCCCCAAACGGCAATTTCGGCAAAACGGGGTCGGATCGCCTGCCGCGAATGACAGCGTAGTGACCCACGAGCCGCAGCGTGGGCAGCGCATCTCGCGGCCTCGACATTCTACGTGCGAGCAGTCGAACAGCACCGCGTCGGTCATGACGCGCGCTCGCAACGGTCCTGTTCGGCAACCATTTCCATTTGCGTCTGCATCCGCCGCGCGTCCTCACGATCCAGCAACCAGCGAATCTCGCCAATCAGCGACCGACGATCCGCCGTCGCCAGGGCCATCAGGCGGTCATATGTTTCACGGTCCACACCCACTGAGGTCATGTCTGCCATCGGTCCTCCTCGTAAATCTCAATGTCATGCTCATTATAGCATAGTTTATAAACGGTGTCAAGGGGTTTATGAGCGGATTCTGAAAACTCATCCCCGCCCGCGCGGGGTTTCCGTTTGCGCGAAACTCGTGCGAAATTAGTACCACGGTACTATGGTTTGCCTCTTGACAAATACCGCCATAGGCGGTATAATCATATATAGATGTAGAGGAGGGTTCATGAAAACCTGTCGAATTTGTCAGCAAACTAAGCCACTGGATCATTTCGCACCCAACGTAAAAACGAGTGATGGAAGATTCCATATCTGCAAGCAATGTAGGGCAGATACGGAACATCTACGGGTCAGGTCGTGGGATTCGAGTCATTTCGCATATGTCTACCTGATGAAAGCCGCGAATGGATTATGCAAAATCGGGATCACGACAGATATCAATAATCGACTGGTGACGCTGCGATCTTCTAGTCCGATTCCGATAGACCTGATTGCCTATGCTCGAACAAAGTCTTACGGAATTATTGAACAGGGGCTGCATTTGCGATTTGACCATCGGCACAGCCATGGGGAATGGTTCATGCTGTCGGAGGATGAAGAGCGATTCGTCATAGCTGAATTGGAGGAATTGGAAAATGAAAACGTCAATCAGCATATCGGACGCCACTAAGAAGCAACTAGCATCCTTGAAGGCGTTGACCGGAATGCAAATGGGCACGATCATCACCACGGCGGTTGACCGCTACTACAGAGAGGAACTCATGGACAAGATCAGGATCAAATACGCGACAGACGATTGGGACAAGGCAGCGATTGACACCGGGCTGTGGGACGTAGCGCGGAGTGAGGAAAACTTTGCCGTGGTGGTCAAGGCCGACCTTGCGCTTGACTATCCTAACGCTGAAATCACGGTCTTCGGTGACTGGTACATGGTTCCCGGCGTCAACCAGTACAATTGCAAAGTCACCGTCAACGGCAAGGAAACGGAAGACGCAGCGCACATCCAGCGCAGGGTCCACGCGCTTCGCAAGAACTTCAGTGACTGGGGCGTGGCGACGGCGAAGTACTTCGACGGACTGCCGACCGACTAGCCCCCCCGCCCGCGCAGGAACGCCCGGCTCCCCATCGAGTCGGGCGTTTCGCATGAAAACGCCCGGCTCCTCATCGAGTCGGGCGTCGGGCCGGAGATGCTATCGCCGGGGCTGTTGAGCGCATTATACCACACATGCGACGAAAGTCACATCACCTCAGCTCCATCTTGAATTGCCACGTCACCGGGCGCTTCTGCGACACGCCGAACAGCCACCACGCCGGCGCGCTCTCCATGCCGAGCGTTTGCAGACTCCAGTCGTCGTCGGTCGCCATGGTCCCGGTCAGGAATGCGTTGAGCCGGTTGATTTGCCAGAACCCGCACGAGTGGAAATGCCCGATCATGGCCGTGTTCCATGGCGGCAAGCTGGCCGCGGTTGACCAGCGGAGTAGACGCTGCATCAGGCCGTACCACGGTATCGTCTGGTACATGCGGATCGCCATGCCGTGATACAGCAGGTAGCCGTGGCCGTAGACGTTTATCACCTTGAGGAACGGATCGCCGGCCGGGTGCTCCGGCATGATGATGCGCGGATCGCGGATCGCCGAGCGCAATAGCTCGTACATCACCGAATCCCAATTGTCATCCTCGGCGGTCATGAATCCTGATCGTCCGTGGTTGCCCGGCACCGTCTCGATCCGCACGCGGCCCCACACGTCGGCCTGCGCTGCCACGAACCGCGACAGGTGCGCGGCCAGGTCAAGCGCCTGCCGCGTGGCGCGCGTCTCGGCCTGGTGATGCTGCTGCGTCGGATAGATGCACGTCCCGTCGATCACGTCACCCAGCAGACAGATGACCAGCTCGTCAAAGTCATACTCGGCCAGCAGCGACCGCACACGAAAAAGCCGCTCCGACAGAGCGGCTATCCGTTGCTCGAAAACGTCCAGGTTATAGGACGACGTGCGCTTGCCATAGTGCAGGTCGGACGCCACGAGTACCGCTGTCTCGCGCTGCCTCACTGATACGGTTCTTCTTCCGAACGGTACCAGCTCTCATACGTCACGTCGCGCGGGTCGCACGTCAGTACCGGCCGGTGTTCGTCAATCTCCAGCTCATGGCCGCAGACCGGGCAATCGGTCTGGCAGCACTTGCAGGTCCAACCGCAGTTGGGACAGGTCAGCATGGCGTCACCACTCCAGTTCGTGAATGTTGGCCCAATCGCCGATGGTCGCGTAGACGATGCCGCCCGCGTAGCCCTGCGCCCGGATGGTATCGTTCAGGTCGAACTCGTGCGTCAGCGGCACACCTAGCCCGTGCTCTCTGGCGTAGACCGGGAAAGCCGCGTCCGGGTTGTACGGCACGTCCCAATAGTCCCACGCCGCCCGGCGAATATCTTCGTCCGTGATCTCGCCCGGCTCTGGGTCCGGCTCTGGGTCCGGCTCCGGTTCCGGCTCCGGTTCTGCTGGTTCCTGCACCAATCGGAAGCGCAACAGGTAGCCCAGGTGGTACGTGTTGACGTTCGGAATATCCCAATACGCGGTGTGTATGTCTCGCACCCGGTCGCTGCGGTGCTGCCCGTCGTCAATCCACACCTCCAGCCGGTCGTTCCTCCAGATCGGCCGGTTGCGCAGCTCCGGCGGTTCTTTGTATGGCAGCTCCTCGACGACGCCGTTCGCGTTCAGCACGAACGCCCGCACTTCCGGCGCGGCGTCACCCAGATCGACCCACACCGTATTCGCCATATTGTCCGGCGTCAGCTCCGCACGGATGAGCCGCCAGTACCACTCGCCCGGTTCAGAATCAACGGCGACGAGCTGCGCCTCGTTCCAGTCGGGCAGGTTCCACGCGACCGGAGGCAGCGGTTCCGGATCCGGAGTTGGCTCTGGTTCCGGCTCCGGGTCGGGGTCCGGGTCAGGATCCGGAATCGGCGCCGCTCCGAACTTCTCGCCCCACGCTCCGATCGGAGTCGTCTTCAGCAAGTGAATCGTTCGGCTGTAATCGTGCGATCCACCCACCCGGCAGTCGGTCGCCCAGCCGCCGGTCGTGTTGTACAACAGCCAGTCAGCATGAAACAGGTAATTGACGATCGGGCCGATCTCACGGTAGATGCGCTCGGTGCCGTCCGCCTGTAGCTGCTCGTGGACTTTCGGGTAGCGCCCGTCATCGCCGCGGGTCATGGTGTAGCTGCCCTCGGTCGTGCCGACGCCGACCGTGATCTCGCCGGTCTCGGGATCGACGAAGCCGCACTCGCGGAGCTGGTCCTGGAACGGTATGTAGGCCCGCACGCAGGTGTCATCGTCATAGATGTTGTCGCCCGGGTTGGCATCCCGGGCCCTCTGCGCGTTGATGTCGGCCATCGGGCGGTTGTCCCAGGCCCAGGGCGGCGCCGCGTTGTACTCCTCCACCGTCAGCAGTCGGCCCGCCTGGTTGACCTCATCGTACGGATAGTCGACCGGGTGGTTTATCGGGTAGTTGTGCATCGACACCCAGGCGCCGCTCTCAAACACCCCCTTGCCGATCCGGTCCACGATCAGCTTCAGAAAATTGACCTTGACCGGCTCGATGACGTTGCCCTGCTGGTCGATCCGCACCTGCCCGAAGGCGCCCGACGCCAGGGCGAAGGTCCCGGGCAGGCCGCCGGCCGCCAACACCTTGGGCGCGTAGTCGCAGAACGCCCAGCAGGCGTCGTACAGCCAGGTCTTCGGCTGGTTGTAATTCCACTCGATGGGCAAGTCCGGCTCGTTGCACAACTCGAAGTAGGTCGCAAACCCGAGAGCGTCAGCAATCCGCTTGATCGCGTCGGACTCGCGCTGCCCGCACTGGCCCGGCATGCCGATGTAAAAGCGGATCACCGGCACCATGCCGTACTCGTGCCAGCAGGCCCGGTAAACGTTGAGCCCGCTCGCGCCCCCGTCGTCCACGAACTTGATGTACCCCATACCCATGTCGCGACACAGCGCCAGGTTGTCGCGCCAGCCGTGCTCCTCCGGGTAGCACGAAGCGCTCCAGTGCATGCCCCGCTTGCTGCCGTTGGGGGGCTGCGGGTAGCCGGCAAACGCTGCCTGGGCGATTACCGGCGTGGGGATCGGTGGGCTTTCCACCGGACGCCAGCCCAGGCTCTCGTTCAGCGCCCGCATCTGGCGGGCTTTCTCCGTGCGCCAGTCGAGTACAGCTTGAGCGCGAACCGTCATGCTAGGCTTCTCCATCCTGCTCCCCCTCGATCATCGATGTCAATGTCCTACGCCATTCGTGCCACGTGTTGCCCGGGCACTGTGTCGCGTTCAGGTCGCGGTGCCCGAACACCGGGAGCTCCCTGCCCAGCAGCGACCGGATCGACCGGATCAGCTCGGCAGCGGCCCGCAGCTGCGCGGCCGGCGGAGGCTCGGCGGTGAAGTCGCCAACCAGCGCGATGCCGATCGACTCCGGGTTGAACGCCCGCACGTGGTACGACACCGACGTGGGCGGGTTCGTCTGGTACACCGTCCCGTCAGCAGCGATCACGTAGTGATATCCGATGCCCGGCCAACCACGTTCCCGCACGTGGTACCGTGCGATAGCCTGCGGCGTGGTAGACGCCGGCGTCGCCGTGTGGTGAATCACGATCCGCTGTATCGCGCTCGCGCCGCGGGTGGTATAGGGCGTCGGGCCTCGTTCCAGCTCCATGCTGATGTCCGTGATCTGCGGACCGATCACATCAAACGATTGCATGCGTAACGTCCGCGGTCACGTGGCTCGTGCCGGCAGTCAGCGTGGTCACGCCGCTGGCCGTCAACATCTGCACGTCATACAGCAGCCCGCTCCTGACAGTCAGTGCGGCGGTAGCCGCGGCCGTCAGCGTGATCGTAATCGACCCGGTAACCTCATCGTTGACCGTTATGTCGCCGGCCGCCGGCGTCCCCGCCGCGCCATTCAGATATACCAACCCGGCAGTCTCCTCGATCTGGACAATCGCCTCGGAGTCCGTGTGGTCGCTGCGGTTTTTGACCGTAAACCACAATTTTGTTCGGGCGCTGATGTCGCCCAGCCCGGTCAGCGTCGCCGACCAGGAGTCACCGCGCAGAATGGTAATGTCCGACCCGCTCACCGCCGCTACCACCGCCGCCGCGCTCTGTGTCAACGTCCGGATGGTGTTGCCCCACACGTCGGGTCCCACGCTGTCGTAAGCGCCCATGACGTGGCTCGTGTCCAGAACCGTCACCCCGCCGTAGCTGCCCCGCGCGAAATAGTCGTACGTGTTCAGGTCGGCACTGGCATACACGCGGGTATAGATGCCCGTGTTGGTGACCTCGCTCTCCGCCGTCTCCGTCCCGTCCCACACGACGGTCAGGGCACCCGTGCTCTTGTTCCGCGCGGTCAGGTACAGCGTGATGTCCGTAAGCGTGAGCCCCGTTGCCGGCTCGCCGCTGTTCTTCGTGAACGCCACTGCTACAACCAGGTTGCTCATTATGACCTCGTGAACGTGATCTTCACGGCCAGCAGCCGCGCGTCGCCGGCCAGGTTGTCGCTTGCCACGGTACGCGTCACCCGGAACTGCACCAGCTCGCCGGCGGCCGGTGTCCCGGCTACGGTGATAGCGCTGGTGGCCGCCGTGATGTGCAGGTCCCCGTTGGCGATGAATGTATCGTCGACGTACTGCGACGTACCAAACGCCGCGTCAATCGCGTCGTCGTTTCCGAGCGCCAACCCCGCGATGGTCCACCGTACCGTCTGCGCCGCCGATCCGCCGGCGCACGTCCAGTAAAACTCCGCCGTCACGGTGCCCGCGTCCCAGTCGCTCGGCATGACCACAGTCCACTGCGCGTTCTCGGCGCTGGATGTATCGAAGGCCAGCACGTACAAATCGACGTCGTTTGACGTGAACTCGACCTTTGCCGCCTCCGCGCAGCCCGCCGTTGTCGAGGGCCAGCCGCCAGCGGCCGTTAGGACGATCTGCCCGGTGACTGCCGGTCCCGTGGCGCCGGTCGGTCCCGTCGGCCCGGTCGATCCCGTCGTGCCTGCCGACCCGGTCGGTCCAGTTGGCCCAGTAGGGCCTGTCGCACCGGCGGGACCGGTAGCCCCCGTTGCGCCGGCGTCTCCCGCCGGACCTGTGGCGCCGGTTACACCCGTCGGCCCGGTCGGTCCAGTGTCACCCGTTTCGCCCGTTTCTCCCGTCGCTCCGGTGGGACCGGTAGCGCCCGCCGGTCCGGTTGCTCCCTCCGGACCCGTGGCTCCTGTAGCCCCTGCATCGCCACCCGGCCCGGTCGGTCCAGTAGCGCCGGTAGTCCCGGCAGGACCGGATGGTCCCGTCGCCCCAGTAACGCCTGTGGAGCCAGCAGGACCGGTCTCGCCCGTCTCTCCGGTCGGTCCCGTCGCGCCTGTTTCTCCGACAGTTCCGTCCGGTCCAGTGGGACCGGTTGCTCCCGTGACTCCTGCCGGTCCCGTCGCCCCTGCCGGTCCGGTCTCTCCCGTGGCGCCTGTTTCTCCGGTCGGCCCCGTTTCTCCTGCTGGACCTGTGGCCCCGGTCACTCCTGCCGGTCCGGTTGGTCCGGTGGGTCCGGTTTCGCCCGCTGGCCCCGTTGCACCTGTTTCTCCAGCGTCCCCTTGCGGCCCGGTGACGCCGGTTTCGCCCACCCCCGCGGGTCCCGTCGCGCCCGTTTCCCCGGCTGGCCCTGTCGGACCCGTCGGTCCTGTTGGGCCGGTATCTCCGCCACCCGGACCGGTCGGACCTGTGGCCCCGGTAACGCCTATTTCGCCGGCCCCGGTCGCACCCGTCGGTCCGGTTGGGCCTGTTGCTCCCGTAACACCCATCGGTCCCGTAGCGCCCGTGACGCCGGCTCCGGTCGGTCCGGTCGCTCCAGTCTCACCCGCACCCGTCGGCCCGGTTGCACCCGTAACTCCGGCGTCCCCCTGGGGACCCGTTGCACCCGTGCCGCCCGTGGGTCCGGTTGCGCCGGTAGCGCCCGCCGTTCCCTGCGGTCCCGTTGCCCCCGTTTCCCCCGTCGGTCCCGTCGCTCCGGTCTCTCCGGTATCGCCTTGTGGACCGGTTGCGCCGGTTTCGCCTGTATCCCCTTGTGGACCAGTCGCTCCGGTTTCGCCCGTGGGTCCGGTGGCACCCGTCTCCCCCGTGGGTCCGGTCGGCCCGCTGGCCCCAGTCGGTCCAGTAGCGCCCGTGACGCCCGCTCCGGTCGGCCCCGTGGCTCCGGTTTCGCCGGTCGGTCCCGTCGGACCAGTCGCACCGGTTGCTCCGGTAACGCCTGCCCCGGTTGCACCCGTTTCTCCGGCCGGCCCCGTCGGACCCGTGGGACCAGTCGCACCGGTCTCTCCTCCGCCACTGCCTGCGACTCCGTTCGACGCCACATAGAGCAAGCTCATGGATACCTCTTCTCCAGCCAGTCGAGTTCACGCCGTCTGGGCCGCGGCTCGTACCAACCCCGTCGCCGCACGTCGTCGACCTGCTCGAAATACTCCTGGTACATCCAGCGCACGCGATCCATGCCGTAGTTGCCGACCGCCCACCGCCGAATGGTGAACGGGTCCAAACGCTGCGCGTTGCGAGCCGCCCACACGAACTGCTCGAGCGTGCGACAGCGGTACCCGGTCTGTCCGTGCCGGATCGTCTCGGGGAACGCGCCCCAGTCTGACGCAATGACCGGCGTGCCGCACATCTGCGCCTCGACCGCCACGCCGCCAAACGGCTCGATGTAGTAGGTCGGCGCGAACACCGCCGTCGCTCCGCCCATCAGCTCCGCCCGACGCTCCGGCCCGACGCTGCCTACGTGCTCCACGTGCGGTTCGGTGATGTTCAGCCGCTCGTTCGGGTTGATCAGGCTGCCCTGGCCGGCCACGATCAGCCGCGCTCCGAGCGCCTTCGTCGCCTGCACCGCCACATCGAGGCCCTTGCGGTGGATCAGTCGTCCGATGAACAGGTAGTAATCGCCGTCGTGGTCACCCATCGGGAAATCGGCGGGGTCGAAGTAGTTGGGGATTACGGCGTCGTACCACGCTCCGTCCTGGACGCCGTTTAGACCGTAGATGTAGTGCATCCAGGCATAGCTCTCGAAGACCTTGTACGGCGCGAACACCCCGCGATAGCCGATGCCCGACTCGACCGTGGTGAGCCCGACGCTGTCGGCAATGGCCCGCTGGTCCGTACCGTTCGGCACCAGCAGGATGTCGCCCGGCTGTTTCCGCGCGTTGATCGCCTCGATCGCGTTGGCGTTGAACACCTGGTGTGCGTGATCGGCGTAGTCCTGCTTGAAGAATCCGCTGCGCCAATCGTACTCGCCGTAGGTGTCGATGCGGTCCTGCTCGCTCGACACCTGTACGAACTCACTGCAATCGACCTGCGAGCCTTCGGTGCCGTAGAAGAGCAGCTCGTGCCCGAGACCGCGCAGCATCGTCCCCAGCTTGACGATCTTCTGCGTGTACGCGCAATTCGAGTATTCCTTCGCGGTCGGGATGTGCGCCAGGCCGAGCAGGTGGAAGCGCATCTGGCGCACGTCAGGCTCACCTGGTTGCGAGTGGATGACCGCAGTCCAGGCCGGCGGCACGCTCGTCGCCCAGGTCAAGTCCGGTGTCACGTCCACCACCCGCCCGCACGTCCCGAACAGCGCGTCCAACCGCTCGCGCGTGAACGTGTGCGGGTGCAGCGTGTCGGTCGCGGTGTGCAGCCACTCGAACACGCGCACCGTGCGGCCGTGCCGCCGCGCCAGGTCCACGACCTTCTGCGGGTCCCGGACGTGCTGCAGGCAGTTGTACAGCCACACCTCGTCAAACATGCCACTCAGCTCGGCGTCCTCGGCCGGTTGCCGAATGTACGAGATCCCCGCATCTGCGTAGCGGTCCATGACCCACTGCGGCCACTCCGCCGGATCGAGCACGATCCCATTCACGTTGCTGCACTTCAGCAGCAGGCTCACCGGCCCGCCGCCGATGTCGAGCACGCTCTGGCCGCCCAGGTCGAACGGTGCGAACCGCGATGCGCGGTAGTCGAGCAGCCCCATGTACCGCGCGTACACCTGCTGCTTTTCCTCCTCACAGGACGTGTCCGCACAGTTGCCCCACCACGCCATTTCGCCGATCACCGAATCATCCATTAGTAGACCGCCATTCCAGACTCCGCGAACCCGTGCCGCGGGATGCGTGCCACACCACCTATAGTCCCACCACCGAAGTTGTCGAGCTTGATCCCGTTGTCCCCTTGCGCGTATCCGCCGGTCCAGATGTAGCCGGCCCCCTGGTACGTCGTGTCAGTCACCGACACTTTCTCCGTCCACGCCCCGGCCGCGAGTTTCAGGTACGCTTTGATCGTTGTCCCGATAGCCGAGATACCAATCGAATCACCATCGGCCGGTGTCCACTCGAACAGATCGCCGAGCGGCGTGTATGCCTCGTTATCGACCCGAAACAGCCCAGCCATGCTGTACTGCGCCGTCACCTGCACGCAATACCCATCGTACTCATCCGGGTTCAGACGACAGCCAACCATCGCTGCGTGTACCGCCCCGGCGGCGGCGATGTCCGCAATCGTGATGTATGCCTCACAGTCCGGCCCGAACTGGGCGGCACTCCAGTACTCGTTACGGTCAACGCTGTCGCCAGCTATGGACGCCTGATTGCTGACAATCGCTATCCCCGCCTCCGTCAGCGGCCCGGGAGTCCAGTTGCCGCCCAGCGGCGGGCCGGTGTTGGAGCGATTGAAATCATCGAGAACAGACGTTTCTGGAAACGCCATTAGCCCTGACCTCCGATGACATGCGGACCGATCATGCCGATACCGCCATGATCATGATCTGCTTCTCGTCCACGTAACAGTGAGCGGTCGCGTTGGCGATGTTCCCCATTAAGTTGTACGTGTACGTGCCAGCTGCCTTGCCCGTCAATCTCGCCATGATGACCCAGTCCTGATAAACCGTGTTGGTCGTGAACGCGATCACCGTACCAACGTTGTTGTCGCTGCTGTCTACCAGCTTGCACGCCGCCTGGTGGTCACTGTTGCTGGTCCGCAACTTGAACTTGGCGATGATCGTGATCGTGCTGGTCGCCGTCACCGTAATGCTGGCCGTGCCCGCGCAGTCCTGGTAGCTGGTCGATCCGGTGATGTCGTCCTGCGTTTGGTTGGTCCGCAGCGACGAGACGGATTTTTGCGAGTCAGACGGCGTAATGTGTCGCGTCCGCACGGCGATCCCGCCCGGCATGTCCGGGTCCAGCGCGGCCGTTCCGTTCGATTCGCGCAGCCCGCCCACAACCTCGCCGCGACTGGCCGCGACGAACGCCTGCACCGGCGTCACGTCGCCGATCTCAAACGCATTCCGTACCAGGTAGCGGAAGTACCGCTCCGACGCCTCGATGGCCAGGATCGGCGCATCACTGTGCGCCCGGATGATCGCCGCCGTGTCGCCCACGTTCGCGCCCACGTCGATCACCGGCCCGTTTACCCGCCGCGCCCACTCGCCCACCGCCCCGCTGAATCCCGGGAACGTCATGTGCGCGAACGGCAGGAAGTGACCCGCCGGCAGCAGCAGCGACCGGCCTGCTACCGGGTAGCGCACGTCGCCCTGCAGTCGGCGCAGCGCCATGAACAGCGCCGCTCTCGGCACCTTCCACAGCCAGTGCGTGCGCGGACACGACAGCGCCCGGTCGAACAGCCATTGCCCCAGGCTCACCGCATGGCCTCGACGACCGCGGCCACGGCCTCCCGCAGCTGCGCGACGGTCGTCGCCCCGCGCACCGCGGCCAGCAGCGTATCGCGCCGCTTCTGCCGCGGGTCCACCGGCTCTTCCTTCGCCGCCTCCTCGAGCGCCTTGCGGATCGCGTCGGCTTCCTCTTTCGTCAGGCCGTCGTCGTGCAGCCGAATCGTTCCCCCACCGGCACTGGCCGCGACGAACCGCCCGGTTACTGCCTCGCAAATCTCGCTCACCTTCCCGGCGTCGTGCCGGAATCCGTCGATCTCGAACTCCATTGCATCCTCCCTAGATCGGCATGGCGATTGCCACAATCGACACCTGGTCGGTATAAATCGTCCCCATAGCCCCTACGCGGGCGTGGTAGAGCTTGTAGACATACGTCCCCGCCGCCAGGTCGTTGTCATGCGCCACGAGCGCAATCGGGCTGTACACCTCCTCGGCGTCGGTCAGTATCGACCCCAACGCCGTCGAATCGCGGTACAGCCGGAATATCCCCGGATACGTGTGGTCGCTGGTCTTGGCATTGAACGACGCGACGACCACCACGTCAGAGGTCATGGTCGTGGTGAGGCTCACCTGCGCGTTCAGTACCGCTTCCAGGCTCGTCGAGGTCGTCGTGTCCTCGGTATCCATCGTCGCCCCGACGCGGATCGCCGCGCTGAATCGCTCTTTCAGGTGCAGCGTGTTGTCGCGCAAGTGCGTGTTCATCTCCGCCGCGGTTCCGACCTCTCCCGCCACGAATGTTTTCGGCGCTGTCCAGTCCGTCATTGCTTCCTCCCTACACCGTCGGAATCACCAGCACGCTCAGGACCACCTGGTCCGCGTACACCGTCCCGCCGCCGGCCTCGGCCCGGGAGTATTTGAGCCGGTACGTGTACGTACCCGCCGCCACGTTGTCGTCGAACGCGACCAACCCGGCGCACTGGTACGTCTCGCGCCACTCCACCGCCCGCAGCCCGATGTACGTCGAGTCGCGGTACAGGTAGTAATACGATCCAAACAGGTAATCGTTCGTCTTGGCATTGAACGACGCGACCACGATCACGTCGGAGGCCCGTGCCACCGTTACCGCCAGCGTCGTTCCGGTCACGTCCACAACCGTATCGCTGGTCGTGGTCCGCTCCGTGTCCATCGTCACGCTCCAGAACGTCGAGCCGGCGAACCGCTCTTTTAAGTGCAGCTCGTTGTCGCGGAGGTAGGTGTTCATCTCCGCTGCGGTCCCCACGTCTCCGGATGCGAACGTCTTGGGCGCTGTCCAGTCAGTCAACGTTTTCTCCTACGATGGCACCGGCATGGCGTGAACCGCGACGACCAGTTTCGCCGCTCTGATTGTCTGCCCGCCCCCGCCGGCCGCGTAGCTGTAGATCTTGTAGCTGTATGTCCCCGCGGCGACGTTGTTGTCGTGCGCCACCAGGACGATGTGGTTCCACGAGTCCTCGTAGCTCACGACCGGCGATCCGATCCCCGTGGTGTCGCGGTACAGCCGGAACCAGCCCGGATAGCTGCTGTTCGACGTTGTAATGGTCAGCGAGGCGTGGACCACCACGTCGGACGTCGCCGTCAGCGTGATCGCCGTTGCCGTTCCCGCGATGGCCGTCGGCGACGTTTCGGTTGTGCTCCAGTACCCCGGCCCGGCCGGATCGTAGTTCGTCCCCGCGCACAGCACCGCCGCGAACTGCTCTTTGAGGTGCAGCATGTTGTCACGCAGGTCGGTATTGAAATGATCCTCGATGACCACCTCTCCGACCGCGAACGTGTGCGGCGTCGTCCAATCAGTCACGCTAGTACCCCCACAGGTGGGCATCGGTGCGATATTTCGACGTGTCCCAAATCCAGCTCGCCGGAGCCGCTGCGCTCAACTCGTACCGCGTCGTCAATTGTTCCAGGTCCCCGGCCATCTCAAACGTAATCCGATCGATGAAATAATCCCCGTCGAGAAAGTTATCCTCCGACGTGACCGTCACCCGGTCGCTGATCTCCAGCGTCTTCTGGAGCAGCCGCACCTCAGCCCCAACGATGCTCGACATGGTAAGGCTCTTGAGCCGCGGCACCGGGTCCTTGTTCATGAACAGCATGAACTCCGCCAGCGCCTGCGCCTCCAGCACGTCCGAAAGAAGCTTGTTCTGAAAGCGTTTCTCGCGCTCCATGTAGGCGAATACGCTGGTCGAGTCCGTCTTGGTGATCGTCACCGAGTCGTAGCTAACCAGCGGCGTGGCCCGAAGCTGAAGCTTGGTCAGGTAGACCGTCACCGCCGCCGTGTTCTCGATCCGCAGGAAATACCTCTCGCGCTCCGTGACCTCTGTGACTGTGATCGACCCGGTGAGCGTGCTCCCCGTCCCGTCCGAGTTCTGTTTGGCGATATAGTCCGTCCCGCCAACCGGCGACACGATGTCAGTCACCTCGCACCGCTCGCCGGTTTCCGGGTCCGTCCAGCTCGGGTTGAAATCGCGGCTCTCGCTCGGCCCCAGCCGGATCGATGAATCCTCGGCGTTGGCCGACCAGCACACCGTCGCCGCCGACCCGATGGCCCGCGGGTAGGCCGTTACTTCGATGTGGTTGGCGATGTCGTCCTCATCCACCTCGACGTCCAGCTCCGAGATGTGAACGTCCGTCAGAGTCGCCGCCGGCGTCGTGTCGAGCGCCCGGTGGTGGCGGTTCTCGAAATGCAATCGTCCGTCACGCGCCACCCACAGATAACCCTGCTCCAGGTTCACCAGCTCGCGCAGCGCCGGCATGACCGGATCGTCCTGGTATTGCTGCCAGACGACGGTCGTAACGCCTTCATCGAAATCGCGCAAGTCCACGTTGGCCCCGGACCAAATGCCCGTGTCCCACTTCGACGTGTCCCACTTCCAGAGCCCTTCCCATGACAGCGTGTCGATCAGCGTTGAGATGAGCTGGTCCGTCCGCTGATCCGCCTGCAGGGTCGTGTTGGCCCGCCGTAGCTCGTAGTAGTGCAGCACCTGGCCGATGGTGATCGTCGCCCGCAGGTCGTGCGACTCCGCGGCCGCGCTCTCCGGCACGATCCGCTCGATGTAGCCGGTGAACAGGTACGGCGTCTCGGTCACCCCATCCTCCAGGGGGAGGGTGATCGTGACCTTGCGTCCCGGCACCAAATTTCCGTAGTACGGACCCGCCGCGTTCTGCGGGCTGAATCGCCCGTCCTGGTTGCTCACCACCAGCGTACACGAGCCGCTCTGCAGCGTCTCGACCGCGCCGTACTGCCCGCGGATGCTCCGCACGTAGGCGCTGATGTCCTCGCCCGTGCCGCCCGCGTCGGCGTTCCAGTCGACGATCACCGTGGGTCGCATGTACCACGTCCAGGTCATGCGTACGCTCCGCCGTAACCCCGTCTTGCCCGGTCCAGGTAGGGCAGGATTTCCTCAGCCAACCGCTGCGCGTCGGCCTCTCTACCCAGGAACGCTCCAGCGTTGATGGTGATACTAACCGCGTCACCTAACATCTTTTGCTGCGCCCGATTCAGCACCCACTCGCCACCATGAACGACCGCCCGGACTGGCTGGCCCCACGGTCCCGGCACCTCACCGCCATGCGCCATTCCGAGCACTCCCTCACCCGGTCCGCTCGGCTTGTCAGGAAGGGTGCTACTACCGCCCCCTCCACCCCCACCCCCGCCGCCGCTCTTCTGGGTGATGGTTAGGGTCAGGTTCTTGTCGCTCAGTTTGTCCCAGTATTCGTCCTTGAAAGTCTTAATCTTGGCAGTCGCCAAATCCAGGTCGGTCAATAGCGGTGCCATCGGCTTCCCGCCCGGTGCCATAGAAAGTCCCGTCTGTACGCCCTTGGCTACCGTGCTCCCCAACCCCTGCGCGGCAACCGTCACTTCGCCGCCTTCGTCGGCGTTCGCCACCATGCCGACGATCGGCTGCTCCGGCGCCAGCGCAATCCCGTTGGTGAGTTCTTCGCTGATGGTCGTTCCGCTCTTCTGGACCGCCTCCGCGAATTTCGGGTCTTGCATCCCGCGCTCCCACATCTGCGCGGCAAAGTTTTGGTCCTCAAAGCCAGCGGTCATCTGCTCAGTTGCGGTCGTAATCCAGCCCTGTATAGCCTCCTCGCTCAAGGCGCCAATCTGCGGATGCAAGTAAAACTCGCGCTCGATTTCCATGAGCGCGGCCTTGAGCGCCTCACCGCCTTCGTCCCATACCGCCGGGTCAATCTGCGGCTTGAACTGCTCCGCCCATGGCGAGCCTTCCTTGCCCTTTTCCATGACATCGCGCAAGCGCCGCATGTCCTCGTCCCACGCTTGCGGCAAGTCAATGCCATGCGTTCGCATGAAGTCTTCATCGTAGGACGGACCGCCCCCGGTCGGCCCGAGACCCATCTTCTCTTTCCAATCGGCCGCCGTGATCGTGTTGGCTCCCTTGTACTTCCCGGCCAGATCATCCGCGGCGTCCTTGCCCGCCTCTTTGAGCGATTTCTCAATGCTCTCGGCGGTCTGCTCCATCACGTACATATTCAGGTCCGCCGTGGCCTGCGCCCCGAACTGCGCCGCCGTGCTGTAATCGTCCTTGTTGCTCAAGCCCTCCATCTGATGCGCGGCGGTCCTGACATGCGCCTGCAAATCAGCTAGCGCAGAGGCCATGTCTTCGACTCGCATGGTAGTGTTGGCAAGGGCCGAATCGCTGCCGCGCATCGCCTGGACGATGGCCTGCCCCGCACGGGTAGCCTCGTCACCGACCTCTACTTCGGCTCGCGCAAGTGAAGCATTGGCCCGTGCCAGATCATGCGCGTCGTCGGCGGCAGCCTGGTACGTTTCGGCCTGCTGTGAGGTCATGTAGCCGGCGGTTTTCCTCGCCCACGCCTCTGCTCTGAGTTGTTCGGTAAGTGCTACCGAATCCAGATACGCGGCCTGTCTCGCCGTCTCACTCCGCGCCCATGCCGCATTCGCCGCATCGATGGCCGCGCGTTCGGCCTGCATCTCGATTCGCGTTGCATCTATCGCGGCATTGTATTGCGTCGTCTGTTCCGCCAGGTAGTCGATAGACGCGGCATACTGGTCAACGATATCGGTTGTTTCCGACCACGTGTCGGCCATCTGCCGCGCGAGTGCCGCATCCGATCCAGCGGCAGGCGACGGACCGCGATCCCATGCCGCCTGCTCCGCCGGGGTAAGCTGGAACTCGATGTCAATCGGCGACTGCGCCTTGAATCCGTCGATTGTCGCCTGTGCTGCTTCGACGCCGGATAGCGCCAGATTGACCACCAGCGATGCGGGACCAACCAGCAGAGCACCGAGGCCAGTCTTGAGATTCGTCACCTTGGCATTGAATTTCTCGTAGCTGTCGGCGGCGTCGTCGGCCATGCCGCCCGCGGCGTCGATTTGCCGCTCGCCATCCTCAAGGACGCGGTTGAGTAGCGCCTGTTTCTTCTCCGCGTCCGTCAGTTCGTCCGCTGATTTCCCGATAGCCGCTGCGTAGTTGCCATAGGTGGTTTCAGCCGCGATGGTGATACCGAGGTTGTCGAGAATGAGCGGACTCATGCGCCCGATACCCGTCGTCAGGTCGCTTACGGCCTGGGTCGTGCTGATGCCCATCTGCCGGCCCATGAACCGTGCGACCTCACCGAGCTTCCCCAACTCCTCGGCGCTGTCCGCTACGCCCAGCTTCATGGCCTTATTTGCCGACAGCATCAGGTCATAGTCGGCAACGGTCCCGCCCGTCGCTTCCTGCATGGCCGACAGGATGGTAGCCCCGGACTGGCCGGCCGCTGTCGCCAGGTCGCCGAACGACGCACTTAGCCGCTGGCTCTGGACGGCCATCTTCGGGAGCTCGACGACCGCCTGGCTGACCTGGCGTGTTAGATCGGCAACGACGTTTGCCACTCCCAGACCAGCGCCGATGCCCAATCCCTGCATGATGCCTTTTTTCAGGTCGCGCAGCGTCGATTGCGCGGACTTGGCCGCTTTGTCCAGCCCGCGCGCATCGCCGTTTATGTAGATGGTAGTTTTGTTGTTCTTCGCCATCAGCGCCCTCGCGTCCTGGTCCGGTTCTTACGCGCCCGCTCCCGCCGCCCCCGAATCTCGCTCTCTATGCCCATGACGAACAGGTCACGATTGATGTCCTCGGCGGATTGCTCTTGCAGTTCCGACGGCGTGCAATGGTATACGTCCCGGCATAGCCACAGGCTGACCAACTCCGCCGGAGGCCCCCCCGATCCGGTCCACAGGTGTCGGAAGAGCCTCAGTCGGAGTTTTTTTGGTCGGCCTTGCCCTGCTCACCCCACACGCCGTTCAGAATGCCGGTGCACAGGTAATCCACCTCCCAATCGGTGAACCGGGCGATGGCCTCTTCGTCATGCGGCAGAGGCAGATCGACACCCTCGGCATCCTGCCACTTCTCGAAGGCGACGATCTGCTTTAACAGGTCGGCTTTGCTCCAGGTGCGGAACTTCTCTCCCCATGTGATCGCCTGGTAGGTCACGAACGAACCGGCACCCTGCACCTCTACTGTCTCTACCCGCCGCGGTTGCCTGGGCATGGGTTAGGCCGTGGCTCGGGTGAGCGTCCCACACGAGAACTCCGTCTCGATGGTCAGAAGATCAGGGCTACTGGCGTCGTTATCCGGCACCAACGGTTGAAGGAAATATCCCGCCCCGCTGGTATAGGTGAACTCGTTGGTGCTTCCACCCGTCGGGCTGAGCCGCACATAGTACACGGTCGAGCTATTGTAGGCGTCCCACAACGCTTTCGCCGGATCAGTCGCACCTTCCGTGTATAGGAACGAAAACGCGATGGTGAACCTATTCTTCTTGCCCAGCGCCACCGCCGGCCCGTCCCCGTCGAAAGTGAATGCCTCGCCGATCATCCGATCGCCGCCGTCAACGCTCCACGAGTTTGCGAATCCGCTGATGTCCGTGAACGTCACACCATCGGTGCTGATCTCAACCTTGCCATCCCTGCCGCTCAAGCCTGTCGCTTGCGTCATCTGCTATATCCTCCTGTTTGATCCGCTTACCTGGGGATCTTCAACGGCGCGCACGTCGTATCGTTGTCCGTCACGCTCGACGTAAATTGTACGTTGCCGTTGGTCTGGTTGAAGTAGGTTGGATTGAACGGGCCGATGAAGATGTCTCCCGTCGTGGCCGAGATGACCGCCGTCACGTCGGCAATCGTCAGCCCGTCGATCTTGCCCACCGCGTCAATCGTCAATGTCGAGTCTGAGTCGTCCACGTTCTTGCAGTGCAGGATGACGCTTCCGTCATTGGCGAACGCGCTGCCCGTGGTCGTGATCGCCGTATAGCTCGGGATCAGCCGCGCCGTCCGCGAAACGCTCTGCACCGTCAGCACCGTGTGGACGTACGAGTCCTGTCGCTCCACCCGGGGCGGGGGCGCGTCGGCTGCCTGCGTCACGAACACCAGGCCCGCTACCGTCAGTCCCGCCACCACCAACATCAATGCGAACCGCTTCATCGCCTTGCCTCCTATCCTCGATGCGAATTGACCTCTATGCTGAACACCAATGCTACCGTCTCAACTGAGTTGTACGTTCGGTCCCACTCCATAGCGTAGTCGATGGCCCGAACCTCCGTTACCGCTCCGCTGAGTTGCCAGTTAGTCCATAACGCCTCCATCATCAGGTCGATGTACGGCATGAGCGCCTGTACCGCCCGCGTCATGTCCTTGCGCGAATAATGAATCTCGCAGATCAGCGTGTGTTGCCCTAGAATCGGCTTGCTGTATTCCTCACGCCCTCCGCCGGCGTACATCAACGCTGCTGGAAAGACCGCCAATTGGTCAGGCGGCTCCTCGAACGCTTGCCGGATGCCTGACAACCCGTCAACGATCACAGCCAGCACGTCGAGAGCTTCCTGTACCGTCTTGTTGTGCGGTATCGCCATGCCTTATCTCCCCAACAATCCGGCGATTTCCGCGCCGAGCCGGTCGAGCAGCGGTCCGATGCCGCGATCCGTTCGGGCGCCTGCTTCCCCCATGAACGGATGCGGACGCGCGCCCGGATGCTGAACACTACGAAAAGGACCATTCGGCGTATTCAGCGCCGCGCCCTTGGCTTTGATCTGGTGCGGCGGCGTCCCCATCTCCAGAAAGTGCGCGATGTGAGACCGTCCCGTCTTGTAGCCGCGTCCCCGGAAGAACGCCCGCGCCCAGAAACCTCGTGCTCCGCCAGCATAGCTACTCTTGGCTGCCCTGGCCGTCTTGCCAGTCAAACGCGGCACAGATGAAGCCAACGCACCCGCGCCTTCCTTGCCCGCCGCCTTGAAGAACTCTTTGAGCGGCTTACGCAACCGCTTCATATCCAGCCGGCTGATCGTTCGATCTACGCCCTCAATATGTACGTTGATTTGCATCAGAATTCCAGCCGCCGATACGGATTCAGCATGTCCCGAATCTCGGGATCGAGCCGCACATTGACCGGCCCGAACTCGCTCGCGCCCACGACGCCCAGCGGGGCGTTCCGTTTGGCCCACACCCGCGACGACTGCGCCAGGCACGCTTCCTCAACCGGCCCCGGCACGTCCGGCCAGCCGAACACCGCCGTGACCTTGACGCCCTTTGCCACACCTGGCGGGAATCTGTAATCTCCGTCCGGCGTGACCTCGATTCGCTCATACGGCTGATTGTCCGCCGCCGCGTTCCACGGCCACAGGTCGAAATCGGTTGCGGTCCAGGTGTCTTCGTAGGTTCGGTCCCCGTCGGCGTCCGTATACAGCGTCGTCACGCTCACCAGGTCGTCAACCGTAATCCGATCCATCCGCTCCGCTGTGTAGTACCGCGTCGTCGCCGCCGAGTCTTTGTGGAATCGCCGCCGGCAGTAATCGTCAATGGCCCGACTCACGCGCTCGATGATCGTCTCCAGGTCGGTATCGTCCGTCGTGTCCGATGACGCGACGTTGATCCGTCGTTTCAGCTCTGCCGCCGTCGCGTAGCTCGTGCTCATGCGCTCAGTTCCTCATGACGCCGATCTTGAGACTCAACCCCGCCGCCGTGTAGGTCTTCGCGTCCTGTGACATCAGCGCCACGTACAGTGCCGTCGAGCCCTCCGCCGCCTTGAGCATCAGCCCAACGTTTCGCACCGTCGCCACCTGGCACCCGCCGAGATCGCTGTAGTCCGTGGCCGCGACTGGCACATGACCGAGTACCGCCGTGGCCGCGTCCAGGTCGGCAACGCTGGCCGCGCTGTTCTCCGTCCCAAGGCTCTGCTGCCGGTTTAGAAACACCACGTCGAGCGCCCCGGCCTGGTCGTCCGCATCCAGCAGTACCAGGCTTTGTACTATCAGCGTCCCACCGGCAACCCGGAACGCATCCGCGATCATCTGCGTATCGGCCAGCAGATCGCCGTCGGCGTAGGCGTTCGTGTCCGTCGAAAACGTTACTTTCAGCACATCGTCCGGCGATACCACTATCGCTGCGTCCGTCATATCCTTACCTCCCCCGGTCACCGGGCGGAGGCTCATCACCCCCGCCCGGATGCTCGATTACAGCGCGTCGGACACGAACTCAGCCCACACGACCTTCGCGAACCCGGCAGGTGCCGTGGTCGTGCCGGTGATGTGCAGCAGCAGCGACGCCGGACCTACCAGCACGGGCGCGGGCGACGTGTACGCCGACCATGCAAAGGTCTTGATCGGCCCGACGGTCGTGTCGGCGAAAGCGTAGCCGTCCCGCCAGAATTCGACGTAGCTCGCCGGGGCGGTGCCGTTGCCGCTGTAGGTGTAGCGATACACGCACGAGCTGGAGTAACCGCTGTTCAGCCTCATGCAGTATGACGTGCCGGTGTTCGACGTTCCCGCCCCGGTCACCGCCGGAGACGCTTCGGCGACGATCTCGTTATCCGTCCCCGCCGAATCCTCCAGAGCAACCTGGATGCTCACCGGGATGATCGTCACCCCGGTCGGCACGTCGATCACCATCTCCGGCTGATCCGCGTCGTACCCGATGCGTCCCGATACCGGCGTGGTTGCCGTGCCGAGCTGCGCGATGAACAGCCGGCCCTCCATGGCCTTGTTCAGCACGTAGTCGCACACGTAGGCGGCGCCGTCCTGAGTTCCGGCCAGGGTCTTGAGCGTCCCACGGGCAGCAACCTCTTTCCCGAAGGTCCGCGCGATAAACTCCATTGCTCCCATCTGTTACCTCCTCGCGGACGGTCATCCGCGTCAGTGTTAGGTCGCGATCGGCTCCAGGATTGCGCTCACATCGCCGCCCAAATCGCCGTAGTAGTTCTCAGCCAGCGCGCAGGCCGTCGCGCCGATGCCCTGCGCCTGAGCCGCCGTGCCACCGGCCATGTTGCCCATCACGATACCCGTTGCGGTATCCGCAAGGTGGATGGCCGCCTCAGCCGCGGCCGAGATGTTGTAGATACGGTTGTCGAGCACGATACAGTTTGTCACCACGCCCGCGCCGCCGATGCACACCGTCCCGAAGTCGCCGATGATGAGGTTCCGCTGGATCAGGTGTCCGTCGCCGGTTCCGGCCAGGTTGATAAAGTGCGTGTTGGCCGCGTCGAGCGCGGTCACACGGCAGTCCTCAACCGTAATCCGGTCGGAGGCCGTCACCAGCGCGTCCTGAATCCAGATCAGCGCATTCATGTCGGTTGCGGTTTCGCTGAACCGACAACGCCGGAGGGTGAAATCATCCGCGTTGACGTCGATGGCCGCTGCGATGTCGGCGAAATTCGCCTTGAAGTGGATGTTTTCGACGGTGATATTGGCCGCGTCGATATCCACGTCGGCGGTATCCGCCGTGTCCAGGGTGACGGTCGGCTGCAGCGATCCGTTGCCGATGCCGATGATGGTGATGCCGGCCACGTCCAAATCGAGCCCGCCGGCCTCGCTCACCGTCTCCGCATGTCCGGGCAGAACGTAGATCACGTCGCCCGCGTTCGCGGTGCATTTGCCAACCGCGTAGTCGATGGTCGCAAACGGCGCGTCGGGGTTGATCCCGTACCCGGCGCCGTCCGTCGCGCCGGTCGTGGCGCTGCAGACGAAGAAGATCGCGCCGGGGTGCCGTTCCACGTTGGAAATGGTCACCACGCCGCCCGGCTGTTTCCGTGCAAACAATTCAGTCCTTGCCATCAGGGTCCCTCCTGTATTGGCATAGCGGGGTCAGGCCAGCCACCCGGCCCCGCGCGATGGGTTGCGACTGTATGCTGGACCCACCTAGCTGTTCGGCGTCACGTACACGGTCACGCCACTGGAGGCCGCGCCTTCCTTCTGCGCGGTCTTGTCAACCGCGCCGTAGAGAATCAGCACGCCGTCGATGTTGTCGGTTCCGGTGTTACCGGTCTCAGCCGCGTACACGCGCACGTACTTGAACCCGCCGGCCACGTCCAGGTCCTCGGCTCGCGCTTCCAGCACTACCGTGTTAGTAGCAGCGTCGATCGGCGCGTCCGTATCGTAGTTGTAGCCGCTACCGCTGGTGGTCAGATCCTTGACGTCCGCGCCCGCGCTGGAAGTCGCCTGCTGCAATTTGCAGGTGTCCAGGTCGTCGGTCGCGTTCCAGGTGCCGATCATGACCTTCGCGTAAATCTTGGAATAGCCCGCCACGCTGTGCCACGCCCCCCAGTAGGTAGCATCCTGAGTCGCGCTGTTCGTACCGCCAATATCGGCGGTCGGCAGCAACACGACCTTTGCATCGTGAGAAAGCACTACATCAGCCATCATATCCTCCCTTTAGCCTCTGGTCGCCAGCGTGACGAACGGGCTTACGGTTGTGCTGGCGCTGCCCTTGTACGGCGTGAGCGCCGAGCTCCATTTCGGTGCGCCGTTGATCGGGTACATCCAGCGGAAGGCCCGCTCGCCGTAGACAAACCGGACGTGCATGGACTCGTCGGCCTGAATGCCTCCCTTGGTGATGAGCACGTACTGGCTCAGATCGGCCAGGATGAAGTCGCCCACGGTGCCGAGGGTCTCGCACTGCTCGATGGCCATCGCCGGCCGGCCCTTGATTCTGAGCACGCCCTGCGCGTCGTAGCTCACCACACGCTGCTCCAGAGCGCCGACGGCGGCCGCCACGTACAGCGCGTCCAACTGCGGCTCAACGTCCTGATTGAAGAGCCACACCGCCCGGCCCCGGCTCCGAACCCACAGCCGCGACCACATCTTCGAGATGTTCTCGTGTACGACGGTTGCCGCCGCCTGGCCGGTCTCTTTGGCCTGGCTCACCGTCGCCGAGGCGTTCAGCAGGCCCATGCACTCGGCCACGCCCGAACCGCGGATGATCTCGTCATCGACCTTGAAGCCGAACTCGCTTGCGAAAGCAGCGGTGAAGATGCGCCCGAGCTGCACGGAATCGCGCAGCAGCCGGTCGGTCGCGTAGGCCAGGGCCATCATATCCTCAAGTCGCAGCTCGAAATTGCGGAGCTTCGGCTTGGTAGCGGTCACGCTGTCGGCCTCGGCCCGGCGATAGACCCGCACTCCACCCCAGCGCGAACCGTTGGCCCGGCTGGTTTCGTCGATCATCGGCGCTTCCAACCCGTCCGAGTTGGCGCTGATGGGAATCGTCTGGCAGTACCCTGCCAGCATCGATGACTGCATACCCGCCTCAAGCAGCCCGTAGGTCTGGTCCTTGCCGACCAGGAACCCGCCTTCGCTCGGGACGGCGACGTTTGCACCGGAGGCCGCGCCGTACAGCCGCGTGTCGATGTGACCGCCGGGGCTGCCCGCGTGTGCCACGGCCTGCAGGAACTCGCCGAGGGCCGCGTCACGGTAGAGCGCCGTCTGCTCCGGTCGCACCCGCCCGAACTCCTCGGCGCTCATGTGGAAAGTGTCGTAGCCCCACGGCTTATCCTGGGCCAGGTCGCGAATCTCGGAGATTCGCATCTCAGCCGCCGGGACCGCCGGCGCGTTCCGCTCGCGCTCGCGGCGCCGCTCTTCGCGGGCCAGGTCCTCACCCAACGCCTCGATCCGCGCCTGAATCTGATCGTCGCGGGTCTTCTCTTCGTCGGTCAGGGGTCGGCCGTCCGCCTCTGCCTGCTCGAAAATGGCCTTGCCCTCGGTTACGAGATCGGCCTTTTCCTGGAGCAGTGCTCGATATCTGTTCATCGTGTCCTCCTGATTTGTGCGGCTCCCCGGACACGCAAAAAGCGCGCGCCCGAAACGCCGCGAGTCAACTACACTCGTTGCGTAACAGGCACGCGCTCTCGACAGAGGCCGTTATCCCGTGTTGCCCGCGTGGGTCCAGTCTCGACAGAGCCTTCCCCGCGCGAACCACTATGCTGTTACTGAGTATATCGTAGCACAAATGTTCCAATTTGTCAACCCCTCGCCACTGCCCGGAGTCGCCGCTGCGCCATGTCCAATTCCGCCGCGATCCGCGCCTTACGTCCAACAACCAGCCGGTCAATCGTTTCGTCCAGCGTGGCGATCCGGTCCACCATGCCGCCGGCCTTCGCTGCCTTCGCCCCGACCACGCGGCCCTCGCCGAACCCGTCCCGCACGTCGGCAGAACCTACACCACGGTTCCGGGCCACGGCGTTGAGAAACATGTGATAGTACCCGTCCACCCGGTCCTGAATCGCCGCCCGAGCCTCGTCGCCCAGCGGCTCGTAAGGGTTCCCCTCGCCCTTGTACTTCCCTGCCGTGATCAACGTAGTCTTGACGCCCATGGTTTCGTAAAGCTTGGAGGCATCCTCGTGCGCGGCCAGGACTCCGACGCTGCCCACCTCGCCGGACGGCGTGACTACCATTTCGTCGGCCGCCGTCGCGATCCAGTAGGCGGCGCTGGCCGCGAGGCTGTTCGCAACCGCCACGATGGGCTTCTGTCCCCGCGCCCGGAATATCTCCGCGCTCAGTTCGTCCACCCCATCTACCTCTCCGCCGGGGCTGTCCACGTCGAGCACGATGGCCCCCACCTGCGGATCGGCCAGCGCCCCCCGAAATTGCTTGGTGAATGATTCGACCGACGTACCGCCCGAGGTCTCACTCATCAGCCCCATCCGGTGTGAGATCATGCCATGCAGCGGCAGGACCGCGACCGCGCCCTGCACCCGCGACGACTGGCGGGTCTGCGCCCCGATCCGCTCGCGGACCTCATCCGCGCTGAACTTGCCGCCGTCCGCGTAGAAGTGCAGCAGGTCCATAACGACCGCCAACTTTTCGGGCATCATGGCCCACGGCGTGTTGAGAACGTAGCTAATCACCCGCTCGTACATCGTCCCCTCCCATGGCCAGCGCGATCAGGTCCCCTACCCGCGCCGTTTCCCAATCGTCCATTGCCGCCGCTCCCCGCTCGATCAAAGCCGCCTGCTGTTCGTCCACATACCGCTGCGCGTCCGCGTGACAGATCCGCAACGTTGCCGCCACGAACGCGGCATGGTCGGCATAGAACTCAGCGACCGCTTCACACCACGCGGCGTCATCCTCACAGCGTTTGGCCGCCTTGCCCAGCGCGGCGATTTCCTTGCGGACCACCCGGCACGCGGCCTCATGCAGCAGCAGATGGTAATGCCCGGACACGCGCTCCCGCTGTTGTGGCGGTTGCGGCGCCGGGGCAGGCTCGGGCGGCGGCGTTCCCAATTCCGTCATGTTCAGCGGCATCATGTAGCCGTCCCCGTCCTCGATCGGGTTCATGTTCTCCAGTCGCCGCACGTCGTTCACCGACAGCCACCCCCACTGCCGGCCCATGCCGTATGCCTGGTATCGCTCCGTGAGCTTGCCACGCATGAGCGAGTCAAGCAGGAACTCGGCGAAATAGGCTTGTCGGGCCACGATCAGCTTTTTTGTAATGAGCTGCTCCCAGTTCTTCACCCATGGTAGCAGCGTGAAGGTCACGAACTGGATGCCCATTTCCTCAATGCCACTGCCCCAACTCGTGCTCTTGGTCATGAGTTGGATCATGTGCAGCGGCACGTTGAAGAACCGCGCGATGTCCCCCGCGCTCCAGTCGAGTTGTGCGATCAGCTCGGCGTCCTGATGCGTCATCCCCATCTGCACCCACTCGACACCCTCTTCCAGAATCGCGGGCTTGTGCCAGTTGGCAGGCCCGGCGTGGTGGTCCTGCCACGACTGTTTGAGCCGGTCGTATCCGGTAGGACTGAGCTTGCCGGGAGTCTTCAACACTCCACCCGGCTGGGCTCCTTGCGAGTAGAATTTCGCACTGTAGCCCTCAGCGGCCAGCGCCAGTCCGATACTTTCTCGCGCATACTGGACCAGCGACAGCCCGCCGATCCCATCCAGCGACAGGCCCGGCAGGTGGAAGATGTCCTCGACATTGACGGCCTGCTCCTGCCCGGTCGTCGGGTTGCGCTCCATGTAGCGAATCCCGCCGTCCGCGAGGTATTCGATCCGCATCATCTCGGCATGGATCGGTTCCAGGCGGTCAACCGCCCCACGCGCACCCGGCACGATCCGCGAATAGGCGTTGCCGTACAGGAGCGCCTGCACCATCATGAACCGCTTCCAGGTGAAGGCGCTCTGCAGCTCGTTCGGATCGTCGTGCAGGAGGTCATACAGCGGATGCTCCGGCGCCCGCCGCTTGCCGCCGTCGGACTGTCGCCGGTACAGGATGATCGGCATGGTTGCCACGCTCTCGGCAATTAGCCGCACGCATGACCAGACCGCCGACGACATGAGCGCCGTTCCCGCCGTCACGCTCACCCCGCTGTAGGCGGTCGCGGCATACGGCGCCGACGTGTACCAGCGGTCGTCGAGCGCATCGAGCGCCTGCGGTCGCAGCAATCGAGCCAGAATCCCCATCAGTCACCCCCGCCGCGCAATAACGGCCAGACCGCCAGGCCGAACAGCAAGAATCCGCTCACGATCAGCGCCGCCGGAACGTACACCATGACCAGTCCCACAACCAGCAGCCCCAGGCCCACCACCGCCACCGCTTCCCGCAAGCCGACCGCTGTTTTCACAGGCTCAGAATCCCCCGCGTTTCGTAGACGGACGGCCCGGTTTCGTTGCGGATGCCCCGGTCCAGGCCCATAATTGCCGCCACCAAACCGTCGATTTTCTCCCTCGATTTGCCCTTGTCCGGCTTGACGTTCCCGGCCGGGTCCTGGCGTACCATCAGGTTGTCGGCCATCCAGCGCAGAACCGGATTGCCGCCGTGCGCTATCCGTCGCTCCAGAACCAGCCGGAGCAATTCCTTGGTCGGTGCGCTCATGGACGCGAACCCCTGCCCGAACGGCACCATCGTGAACCCCGCCCCGCTGAGATCCTGCGATATCTGCATGGCTCCCCAGCGGTCGAAGGCAATTTCGCGGATGTTGTAAACCTCCCCCAACGCCTCGATGTCCGCCCGGATCGTGGCGAAGTCGATCACGTTCCCCTCGGTGGCGGTGATCCAGCCATCCCGCGCCCAGGCGTCGTAAGGCACCCGGTCCCGTCGCGCCCGCTCGATGATGTTCTCGGCCGGAACGTAAAAGCGGGGCAGGATGTACCATGGCTCCGAGTCCGCCTTGGGCGGAAAGACCATCACGAACGCTGCGACGTCGGTGGTACTTGCCATATCCAGACCGCCATAGCACTCCCGCCCCGCCAAATCCGGTAACGCCTCTCCGCAGGCGTCCCAATCGGTCATCGGCAACCAGCGCACGTCCTGGCTGGTCCATTGGTTCAGATGCAAGCGCCTGAACGTGTTTTGATACGCCGGCACGTTCTTCGCCCGCTCGCACTCCTGCGCGAGGTAATCCACGCTGACCGTCACCCCGAGACCGGGGTTAGCCTTGTGCCAAACGGCTGAGTCCTGCCAGTCGTCGCCTTCGTCCGCGGCGTAGATCACGCCAAGGAATGAGTCGTCGTTGATGATTCCGGCGTTGACCTGTCGCGCATACTCGTGCTGCTCCCAACAGATCGATTCCCGGTCATAGCCCGCCGTGGTGATCGCCACGACCAGCGGTTGCGACCGCGAGCCGGTCGAGGTCGTCAACACGTCCCACAGCTCCCGGTCCGGCTGCGCGTGCAGCTCGTCGAAGACGATCCCGTGTGCGTTCAGGCCGTGCTTGCTATACGCCTCCGCACTCAGCACGCGGTAAAACGACCGCGTAGCCGTCACGACCAAACTGTTTCGGTACGGCTCGACCCGTCGCAGCAATGACGGCGACTCCTCAACCATGGCCCGCGCCTGGTTGAACACGATCGCCGCCTGATCCCGATCGCTCGCCGCCGAGTACACTTCCGCGCCGGCCTCTCGGTCGGCTAGCAGCAGATACAACGCGATGCCCGAGGCCAGGGTGCTATTATGCGTCGGGACCATTGCATCCCCGGCAAGGTAAATGCCACCTTGGACCTGGATGCAATTCACCAAACGCTCGCCCACCGGCTCAACGGAAACGATCTGCCGCGTATGTGCGCGCGTTCTGTCCTTTGGTTTCGCCTTCAACCGGGCAGCTTTCCGTTGCATCAAGACAACCGGCTCGTCAGCGTAACCGCAGAATCTAGCGCGATAGCGTGGGCCACAGTCCTTGCCATTCAACTTTGCACGGTCTATTGAAATTGTCGGTTTGTGACCGAGAGAGCGAATTAACTCAACCGCATCCCAAAATAGTTTGTGATTTGTCAAAACAAGTTCGCATTGACCACGCTTTGTTACATAGCCGTCTGTGTCCAGTAATCCGCGCAACAAGTCCAATCGCTGTCGGTATGATGACCTCAAGTATTCGTGCGGAATGTGCTTGTTGCCAAGCACTCCGATTCGTCGAAGTTCTATCTGGAAATGCCCACGCCCGATCAGGTAGGAATACTGCTTGCTATACGGTTCGACTGTGTATCCACGACGCACTAATTCTGTAAGTATGTCTTCATCAGCACACGTTAAGCGAGCTCCTGCCGTCGCGCCATCACCCAGCCAAACGCCCAGCGCGTATGGATCAACCAACAGATTGCGCTCCCGAAGGTTAAGCGGCGCGGCAACCGGAACACGATGTACAAGATCCCCCCGTTTTCCGCATCTCAACGTTTCCTTGATTTCTGCCGTTGTCACTACTGGCAACTTTGCCCTAGAGCCGCGAGCTCGCTTTGTGAACCAACTCCGCTCAGTCACCCATTCATGATTCGCGTGAGCGATTATCGAAGTGTTATCAGAAAACTTAACCGTGTAGCACTCACCGATGTATGCTTCCGTCACCGCCAGAACCTTTGTCGGGTTGCCGTCCGGGTCAAAAACCAAATCGTCAGGGACTAAATCTTCGTGTCGTTTCCATCCGTCAGGCGTCGGGACAGGTGTATCAACGTCTAGCGCCTTCCCATTTTTCCGCGGCACTTCGATGTATGCCGTTCGGTATCGCCGCGTTCCGTCCGGGCGCTTCCACCCGAACAGCGGCCGGATGATGTCATCCCGCTGCCAGTCTTGCAGCGCGAACGCCTCCCCCGCCCATCTGCCCTTGGTATGCACGAGATACCGCGCAAAGAATAGCTCCGCGCGGTCGGCCGCTTCCTCGTCAAAGTAGAAGTCAGTCGAGGAGGTCATCATCCTCTGCCGGTTCTGGTATCGAGATGCGCGCCCGCGATGATGGTGTCAATCCAAACTCCACGGCCCATGCACGGAACGCCGCCGAGTTATCACGCATGACTTGTAACAGCGGATGCTTGCGCTTCGCTCCGTCACCGTCAATCAAATACAGCCCCTCTTCCCTGATCGCTCTGGCCGCCAAAAACGCGATGGCCCAATGCGTCGCGCACATGGCAAACGCCGGGCCGTCAACCTCAGTCAGCAATCCAAGTCGTTCCAACTTGTCGGCGTGGTCTTGCCAGAACTTCCGCGCAAGCTGCTCCATCCCGCGAGGCATCGGCGGAGCGGCTTTTTCAGGCTGCGGGGAATCCGGCAATCGTTCTTTGCGCGTCTCCCCGTGCAATATCTTCAGTTCGACCGGCAATGGTTTGCGTCCTGTAATCATTCCGCTTCCCCAACAAAACCACTTAGTTCAGGATTCACGCGCGCGAATG